GGTTGGCAGGATCCACGGACTTCAGCGACCACACCCAAATAGAGGCAAAGTCAAACCACCACACCTTGCCATTCTCCTCAAAGGCAAAGTAGTCAAACGGGTGCTGCCGGGATGCCTCGACGCCCGACACAACCTCCTCGTCATTGCCGAGGTTCTGCCGCCGTAATACACCGGGTCCAGCAAGACGCAGATGATGTTGGACGAGCCACCTACGGGCGACTGATTGACAGACCACCACTCGGGCGTCCATACCACTCTTGTCCTTCCATAGCTCTACGTTTTTTGCCCGTGCGTGTGTTCCGCATAGGGTATGTCCATTCATTGCATTGGACGTACATTGGTTAGGTAGTCCTCGTCGCTTTGTCGCCGCACACCTACCCATTACCCTTGTCTTGGATAGTTCTTGAAAGTAGAAACGTGCGGACAAAATGGATCTACAGAGTAGCAGCGGAATAGGACCACACAAGCAGCTCAAAATGTCCGTCAACGCCATCATCAACGCTTCCAACCTCGACATCTCCAAGGTCAGCTTCGGCGACATCCGCATCAGCAAGAACAACGGGTCCAAGAGTGTCCCGATCAAGTACAATGGGCAGAACTTCCAGATGAAGCTTCCCAAGATCCGGTATCCTATGGGCGTGTCCGTCAAGGAGACTGAGAATGGCACCAACTACACGATGCTCGCCAGTCTCCAGGGCTGCGACTCCTACGCGAAGGAGCGCGCACCGCCGGAGGCGGGTGAGATTGGACAGATGTACAACTTCCTCAAGGATCTTGAGGAGAAGGTCATCAAGACCGCGGTGGAGAAGTCGGCGTCGTGGTTTGGTCGTGCTCGCAAGGAGGATGTCCTTCGTGATAGCATGAAGTCGCTGGTGTCTCCCAGCGTGGAGAAGCAGGGTGCAGAGTGGGTGCCCAACGGCAAGTACCCGCCGAGCTTCCGCATGAAGGTGCCGGTTTACGCCAACGATAAGGGCGTGCCGACGGTGAGCATGGATGCGGTGGACATGGCGAACCGCCCGATTGTGCTGACGCCGGAGAACCTGGAACAGGCGTTCCCGAAGCGCATGGAGGCTCGGTTCATCGTCACTCCGAGTATCTACGTGTCCGGACAGGGATTTGGCGTGACGTGGCGAATCTCGTACGCTCAGGTGTCGGCGCAGCAGCGTGTGACGGCGGCTCAGATGTTTGAGCCGGAGGAGACGGCTGAGGAGGATAAGCCGGCTGCGGTGGAGGTCCCGACTGCGGAGGAGGATCACGAGGAGCAGGAGCAGGAGGAGATTCGGGAGACACCGAGTGCAGCGGCTCCGGTTGCACCAGCAAGTCCTGCACCGGCGAAGCAGGCACGTCGTCGGGTTGCGACGTCGGCAATGTAAAGCCGAGAAGTTCCCACACACGTGAGCCACTAGGTGGTTCACAGACGTACAGGTCGTCGTCAATAAACACTATTTTTGACTTGTCAGGGAAGTCCATTCGAGTCTGGGTCGTCCCGCAGTCCATTTTGTGGAGTGATCGCAGACCACACGTGTCGCAGCTGTGCACGATTGGGGGATTCAACACGGAGCTGACGGTCAGGATGCGTGTGTCTCCATATAGACATGCGTCGAGGAGCTTGGCAGACGTTGTCCAGTCCTCTGCAAGGAACCGCTCCACTGCTGTCCTGGGCAGTGTCGCCCACACGCTGTCCCGCACAGACCACTCCTCCTGCAGGAGGGTTGCAAAGGAATTGTCATGAAACCACAGGATGCGGAAGTCGGCGTGGTCAGTCAGCGAATGCTCGACCAGACCCGTACGCTCTAGCTCCTCTGTATACAACCAATAGACATTGGCATGTGAATACTGTGTATCGCGGGAACCCCGATAGACATCACGACCATCCATAGTCCAGAGATCGGAGACGACATCGACATCGTGCTCCACTACGTCGCGCGAGAGATCTGTATAGAGAACACGTGGGTCAAGGATGGATTGCATTACTCAAACGTGACAACAACCTTCACGTCATGATGACGCACAGCCTTCGTTGCGGACCGGCTGAGCTCGTGCCTCTTGCGGCGAGTCCCATCCTCGGTCGTCTTGGGCTGGATGGTTGTGGAACAGGCATCCATGTCAGCGTGGATCGCATCGTAGTTCTCCTCGAGGTACTTGAGGACGTCATCCTGCAGTGCCCACTCGAAGAAGTTAAGCTGACCCACAGTCGTATCCAGTCCCATGAACTGAATACGCTTCCAGCGGCAGAAGGGATCAAACATCTTTTTGCTATACGCCTTCAGGTGAGACTTGTAGGCAAGGTAGACAATGACATGACGGGTGCCCACGAGGTACGCGACGTTGTGCTTCTTCGCGTAGTTGGTCACAAGCCAGTCCAGCAGACGTAGGCTGACCTTGGACTCCCCCGAGAGGATGCTCTGGACCTTCTTGAAGTTGTCCTCGTTTGAATAGAACCTCTGGAGGCGGTGCAGGACCCAGTGATCACGGTTCTGGATGGTCTCCATTTATGTTCTTAGTGCGGTAATCTCGCTTAAAGTGGGTCCGTAGAGTAAAGACAAATGGCAACTCCTGACGAAAAGGTTATTGAGCGCGCAGAGCAAGATCGTGTTATCTGCGTTGGAACGTCCGTGGCGACGGGGTGTACGATTGATCGTGTGCGGAATGAGGGTGGGATTCTCGAGGCAACGACGGAAGGTACCTACATTATGCCCGAGGGCGATAAGACCTACGCCACGTTCCTGGAGATGCTGCGTGATCAGCCCATGCCACCGGATCCGGTGTTCACGGAGAACGATGTGCTGCCGATCATGGAGGACAAGGGCGTTCCACTTGGGCAGCTAGATGAGATGGATGTGGAGTTCAAGAAGATGTATGAGGAGATGTTCTCACGCACGAGCGAGTTGGGTGTGATGGGGGCGGGAGACTTTGAGGCACGTCTCCGTCAGCGACAAAACGAACTTTCGGAGAGCAAGGTAGAGAACCCTAATGGAGGAGGCACTAGCAACCTATCTACTGGAGGATCGGCCTCACACTCACCTCAACGCCCGGATACGCCGTTTTGTGTTGATGTGCAAATCCCTTGCGCCGGAACTCTCCTATCGCTTTCTGCGGCGGGAGGTGATGCGAGTGACACAAAAGATCATGACGGAGACGCCGGGGCGCCTGTGGATGCGTGATCGTGCATTTGAGCGCACCGTGCGACTCTACGGAAAGCAAGATCAGCGCACCGATGCGTGGCATGCACAGCGAGGTACCATGATTACTGCGTCGGAGGTGTCCAAGGTATGGCAGACACCCGCCTCTCGTCTGGAGCTACTGGAGAAGAAGCTGGAGCCACCCGCCAAGAGCGACAGCAATCCATTCAATGCGATCCCTGCACTGATCTGGGGCACTCGCTTTGAGCCGGTGGCCAAGAAGATCTACGAGGACAGCACGGGATGTGATATCATTGACGTGGGCTGCTGTCAGCACCCCGTCCACAAGTTCCTGGGTGCCTCGCCGGATGGATTGATTGTGCCCCGCTATGCGGATGCGGACCCAATGCGCTACGGGCGTCTGGTAGAGTTCAAGTGCCCGATGAGCCGTGCTCGCAAGGATGAGATCCCGAGCTACTACGTGCACCAAATGCAGATGCAAATGGAGTGCACGGGTATTGATGAGTGTGAGTATGTGGAGTTCCGGTTCAAACAAGTGAACTTCACCGAGTGGGATGGTAGTCCGAAGCCCAAGGGTGTCTTTGCAGTGGATCCGGTGGGCAAGGTGGATTACAAGTCAGACGATGCAGAGCTGCATCAGTGGCAGAGTGGGCTCACGGAGGATCACCAGTATGTATATTGGGTACTGACGGACATGAAGAAGGACTTTGTTCCCAAGGACCCGAACTGGCTGTCCGATCACCTCCCTGATCTGCGGTCCTTCTGGGATGATGTGGAGCGCCATCGCCGCGAGGGAACCAAGCCAGAGCCCCTGCCGTCTAGGACCTTGAGCATAGATATTTGATCCACGTCCAGCAGGACATGCGAGGTGCTGCAAACTTGCGAGTCCACTCGTTAATCGTATACTGGTTGCCCATGGACTGGTTGCACCGAGAGCAGATGGGGATCAGGTTATGCACATCGGTCTTGCCACCCTTGCTCTCGGGGATGTTATGACCACATTGGAAGTCAAACACGTTCATGGTATTCGTACACCACGAGACCTTGCACTTGGTTTGGAATCGGGGGCCCACGCTGACGAGCCACACCTGTTCGCGAAGAGCCTTGGGGATTTTTGCTTTGGATGCCATTAGTTGTTCTCACATGCGGCTCTTAAACTGGTTGACCTGCCAAGGCGTGTCCATGCCAAGCGCCTCGCCAACACTGTTGTCCTGCACGAAGTGGTTCGTGCGCTGCGAGTACGACGAATCCTCCAAGGCCATGGCGCGCTTCTGCTGACTGCGATCCGTGAACCGAGACTCACCGGATCCTCCATAGAATCCCTCTGAGCCAAGCAGCTTCACAACGTAGGCCAAAACGACGAGGGCAAGTACGAACCAGACCCACTGCTTCATTGTTCAAGCTCCCGAAAAAAACGAATGTCCTAGGTTGTAAGAGAGCAAGAGACACAATGGAGGACAAGGCACTTGACACTCTGCGCATTATGCTCGGCCGCCGTAAGCTCGGGACGGAGACGGAGCGCGTGGCAACCGACAGCAAGAAGATGGAGAAGGCGACGCTGTATACGATCGGGGATGTGCTCGTCTGCTTCAGCCAGAAGGACAAGATCCTCTCCACAGACATCACGAACCTACTGGAGTTCGCAACAGGCAACGGCCACACGAACGGGATTGTCATGGTTGCCATGAGCCCTCCCTCGGAGAACGTGCTGCGGGTTGCCAAGTCTCACTCGAAGAAGCGTCTGGCTCTGTTCCACATCTGGCAGTTGCAATTTGACATTACGACTCACCGTATGGCAATGCCCCACCGTATTCTAGATGAGGGTGAGCGCACAGCGATCTTTGACAAGTTCAAGATCTCGGAGCCGGAGAATCAACTGCCGTGGATTGATTCGCAGGACACGATGATCAAGTGGATTGGTGCCATTCCGGGCGACGTGGTGGAGGTGACTCGCCACTCGGACACGGCGGGGCGCAGTTTCTATTACCGCTACTGCGTGGAAGATGTAAATGTCGCCCAGTAATAATGCAGTCGCTACAACGCTCGTACGAGGCGAAACTCGCAACCTACAATACCCTCGTATCCGAAAACAACCCTGCTAAGTTGACCGAGATTCAGACACTGAACGGGGAACTGGCCGCGCTCCTTCATTCCATGTTGGCGGAGGTTGCAAAGGTCAAGACCAAGGCGGAGAATCTCAATGGCTACAAGGACGAGCTCCTGCAGCAGCTGGTCAGTATGCAGACCGATGCATCCATCATGCGCGAACAGAAAGATCAGTACATTGCCCTTGAGATGCTGCGCTCGAACCAGCAGGTGAACTTTGATACCAGTTTTCGCTGGTATGCTCTTGCCCTGGGCATCGCCGCACTCCTTTTTCTGATTGTGCTGATGTGGAAGGGCGGTCATGCGATGCCAACGATGCCGACAACGATGAGTAGTCCAATGACAATGGCCGACTTCACATAGAGCGCCGTATCATCAACCTCGGCAGCCGTGGCCGTGTGAAGCCGCTGCGCCTGAACCAGCTGATCCTGCAGGGCGGGTCCCTTAGTCTGAATATCCCTCGACTTGGTCTGCAGATCCATGATGTCTCCGTTCGGTTCGGAATAGGACGCAAGGAAGCTCTGGATCGTCGAGTCATTGTTTTCGGTCGCACTCTCCAGGTTCGCAATCGCCCGGTTGGCAATATCCAGTGCATGTTCGTAGGCCGTCTTGTGTGATGCCTGTCTGGACACGACGTAGGCTGCGTAGTTTGCCTTGTACGATGTCAGTGCAGTCCACAGATCCCCAGGAACACCCGCAGGTGGTCCCGGTGGCGGAGGAGGCGGTGTGGGCGGAACGGGCGCCGCTCCATCGTACTCACCTGCAACACCTGCTGTATCGAGAGCGTTAGGACCCGATGCGCTCATTATATTCCCGCTCCTAAAACAAAATGCCCACATCTCCCTATGGACAAGTCAATCCTACCGTTCGTCGCATGATGGTTGGTGATGCATCGGAGCACACTCGCTTCATCCGGATGGCGTCTACGATTGCGCCGTATGCAGCGCAGAACCAGGCGGCGATCCCCAACTTGCTGGGATGGCGCAATATGCAGGCGTCTCGCGATGTTCGCGTCATCATGCCGATCCTGGGTGCCTTCAAGAGTTTTGTTCCTAACCGGTAAACAATGGCAACTGAGGTTCCAAGCTACGAGACCATCAAGTCGCAGTATGCCGGGTATGCAGCAGAGTCGGATGCGAGTACGCGAATCAAGGAGGTCGCAGATAGCTTGAAGGGTCGCCACGTGCAACCGGTTCCGATTGAGGAGACTCGCTCTGCGATTCTGAAGCAGCCGCCGAGCATGGCCGTTATTCAGACGATCTTGTTCACGATCCTGCTGGCGATGGTCGAGTTCCTGGTCTTGCCGTCTGCATATGCATCGCATGTAGCGTTTCTGACACTCTGTGTTGGAGCATCTGCCGGAATCTATCTATCTACTAGATAATGGGAGGGGCTCTTTCGTGTCCGTCTGAGTTTACAGTGTCCCCTGCTGGAACTGCATGTGTGCTTCCCTGCCCTGCACCGAAAGGATACTACCTGAACTCCCAAGGAGCCGTCTTGTCGTGTGCCTATGTTTCGAATCCCACTGTGCAGGTAGAGCTCCGGTCAACGCCCATGTATATGGCGAGTGCACCGATGGAAGGGGTCACGACGGGTCCGCCTGCAGGGGCAAGCTACAAGGATCTCCCTAACAAGGATGTGTACAAGGCAGAGATTGATCGCTTTGATGCTGCCATGGCGGTTGCGGATGCAAGTGTGTCCAATGACGTCAAGATCGCAAATGCCTTTGCCGCGCTGCAGACTGCCGAAGATGCTCGTGGCACACCGGCGGGCGAGGCTGCCTACGAGACGGCTCGTATTGCCTACTACACTCTGAAGAAGGGTCCTACGTGGGCAAGTGAGGAGCAGACTCGAATTGCGAATGTAGAGGCACAGCCAGTGGTGGATGACCTGGTGGCGAGATACAATGCTCTCAAGGAGAAGCAGACGCAGCAGGCATCCACCATTGAGGTGATCAATGGCCTCAAGGATCGGGTACTTTCAGTCAAGGATGATCTCGCCTTCTCCGTCAACACCTTCCAGCGGCAAGTGGAGGCGGTTCGGAACCAGATCGCCATTGACAAGAAGAACCAGGCAGACTCTATTCAGATCACCACGTCGTGGTTTGATGCCATTCTGAATTGGCTCATTGCGATCGCAACCATCCTCTGCATCGTGCTGCTCGTTCGCCGGTTTGCCGGAGGACGGGGTAGTATCGAGAAGATGCAGCGGGAGACCGAGTTCTACAGGGCCAAGGCTAGTCTGGAAAATGCAAAGAAGGGCATCATACCCACCAAGACACCCAATCTGTACGAGCTGTTCGGATTGGAGAAACCGGCTCCGGCTGCACCCAAACCGGCGGCGGCTGCCCCAGCGGCTCCGGCGGCCCCAGCAGCCAGGTAATGCGTCCAACCTGACTAGATCAACTACAATCCCAACACAATGGAGGTATCGGACTCTCGCACCGTTGCGGACTTCCAAAAGACAACATTCTGTGGACACCCACGTTCACACGTCGTGAAGGTTCTCCTTCAAAACGTGCAGCTTGGTCATGCAGATTAC